CACCGGCTAGGACTAGGATCAGCAGGGATGGGAGTAGGTATTTCTTCATAGGTTATTCCTCCGTCCAAGTTACAGAACCATTCAACACACCAGAGGAGATTGAGACGGTGTTGAAGTTGATGCACAGTTGCTGGGCAACGCCACGAAGGGTTGGGACTTGGACGTTGTTCTCGATATCACGACCCCAATCAAAGACAGTCATGGCTGGTGCAGTCACTGCGGTAGTGACAGATAAGGCCATGTTTGCCGAATCGATATAAACCGGTGCGGCGTCGTTGATGGTAGGAACTGCGGTATAGGAAGCAAGAACCGCAGACGCTGAGGTATTAGAGGCTTGACCAGTATCGCGCGAGGCGATCTGGGTTGTAACACCGGGGTTGGCTGTGGTTGTGGCAAGGGTACCACCAGTGTCGGCTGTGGCACGTTTCACAACGGTGACTGGAAGTTGGACTAAGGTACCAGCCGAACCACCAATTACTATACGTACCACACGAACGACTTTAGAAGCCGAACCTGTGATACAAACTTCATCAGTTGCCGAAGCAGGCGGGACTAGGCCAATGAAGGCTGAGGAATAGGTTACCTTTGGAAGATAACCTGTGGTTAGGCCAATTTGAGGCACAGTATTGATCTGTGCCGAAGCTGGGGCAAGTAGCCCCAAGCCCAGCGCAGATGCGAGAAGGAGTCGCTTCATGATCATCCTCCTTAGTTGGCAACAGTGATGCCGGCAGGATATCCACCCATTACAGCATTGCTGGTGCTGAGATAGGGCTGATCCATACGGTCGAGGACGATGTAGGAAGAGACGGCACCAGCGGTGGTTGTGGCAGCACCGATGACGTAGGAGAGTTGGAGGAACCGAGGCATGGCAATGCCAGCAGGCGGGCGAGGCATATCCATGTCCATGAGGCGAGCGCCGGCTACGAGGGTGGCGAGTGCATAGGCGGGCGAGACCCACCAGTCAGAGAAGGCGTTAGCGCCACCAGAGCCGTTGTCAGTTGCGCCTTGGAATTTGACCTGAAGCGTTGCGGCGCCAGCAGAGGCGACGGTGGTGGAGATTTGGACCAAGATCTTAAGCGCCGGGTCATCGCCAATGCCAATGTCTCGAGCCCCAGAGAGGTTGGCGAGGACAGGAATGCCAGCCATGTGGAGATCGATGGAGTTGGTGGAGACGATGGTTGAGGCAACCGCAGCGACTGATTGGGCGTTGGAGAATTGAAGTAGTGCGTCGAGAATCATGGGTTTGCTCCTTAGACGATTTGCGCTTCGTTGTTGAGGATCGCGTCACAGGTGCGAACCGGGATGCCGCGGAAGGTGGTGACGACCTTACCTTGGAATTCCTCGAGACGGAGCAGGACGTTGGTCTTGTTCATGGCCTGGAGGTCAAGGTAGGTGCGGATGACACGATTGGCGTACATGACAACCCGGCCCATGTTGGCTCGGATGTCAGGGGTGTCACTTGATTGGATGGCGGTTGCTTGGGCCGGTGCGGTGGGCAGGCGATAGAGCGCACGGACCAAGAGGTTGATGAGGTTGGCGGCCGAGACGCCGGTGAGTTGGGTTACGTCGATGTTGCCAACTCGGGCGGTGTAACGCCAATCACGTAGGACCAGCCCGATCTCCCATTTGAAGTGATCTCGATAGGCTTGGTAGGTGTTGCCGGATGCGTCTTGCACAGGCCACTCACCCATGTCGCGGTGTTGGAGACCAGTGATCTTGCCCTTGGGGAATGTGGCGTGGGTGGTGTCAGAGCCCCAGGTTGAGATCCAGATGGAGGTGTTGGTGCTTGAGGTTCCACCACCGTCTAGGACATTGGCAGCGGTTTGAGAGTTGGCAGTGTTCTTGGTTGAGTAGCGAGGAGCAAAGCCAGTGAAGCGCTCAGGGTTGGTGAACTGATTGCCGTAGATGAGCGTTGCGGCGATCTGTTGGGACATACCTTCGAGGAAGGCACGAACTTCGGAGAGTCGGAACTCAGCCGTGTTGCCATTGAGGTCGGCAATGTCTTTGTCGATCACCGCATAGGTTTCGAGATTGCCGCAGGTGTCGACGATCTGGGCGGTGGTTGATTTGGCATTGGGGACGCCTTGGTTCAGGAGTCGCCAAGTGGCCTGAGGGAGACCAGTGCGGACCGTGGTCTTGTGTCCGGTTGGGAGGTTGCCTTCGACGACGAGCATGTCATCGAGGATCTCGTTTGTTTGGGAAAGGAGTTCGATGATGGAGGCGATGCGATAGCCATCTTCGAGCCGCTTGGCCCAGTCAGCATAGGTTAGGGCAAGTGCGCCAATAGCAGCCATGGGTTATGGTTCCTTAGAGAGGTTGAGGGTGGGATGGACTAGCGAGATGAATCTGGGCATTGCCGTTCAACCTCTCTGAGGTTTCATCACGATAGATTGGGGAACATAGCTTTGGCGATGTTGACGGGGCCCTTTGAGCCTGGGGCCTTTTGGCCTTCAGGTGAGGGACCATTGCCAGCTACGTGTTTGCCTTCGCTCAAGGACTTGCCCCAGGAGTTGAGGGCCTTGACGATTGTTGGATGATTGCCGAGACCGGACAGGTTCATGACTTCGTCGAAGGAAGCACGTTGGTCGGCAGGGAGGGAGGCTTTGAGCTTGCCAATGTTCTCACGCACGTCGGTGCGGAGGCCATCGCCGGAGGCCAAGGTGGAGTCCTTGAGGACGTCTGCTCGCCATCCAGAGACCATGTCATTGAAGGCGGTTTGCGGAGCGCCTAGGGTTTTGGTCATGTCCTTGCCGTAGAAGTCGACAAGCTTCTGGGCTTGGTCTTGGGTGAGGCCCAACTCCTTAAAGACAGCGGAGGCTTCCTTCAACGTGTCTGGGTTGAGGGTCTGGCCATCGGCAAGTTTGAAGTCTGCATAGGTTTCGGGGACGACTGGTGCGTCAGGCGTCTTCGGTTCGGTAGGGGTCGTAGTCGTCCCCGCCAAGGATGTCGATTGATCCTTCAGCGTCCCGTCGGGAGTCCGAGCTTCTGTCGAATTGTTCAGTACTGGTTCCTTCGGAAGGTCGAGGACTGGCGCTTCGGTTGTCACTGTCGTGTCGGACATTGGCTTCTCGCATCATTGGGAGATATTGCTCAGGGCAAAAGCGCATAACATCGTTGAGCAGTTGAAGACCGATGTTACGTTGGCCCTCTGCGAAGGCCGATTGGAGAGCGTTGAGGTTGAAGGTCGTGGCGAAGATATGGCAGGTGGAGAGGTGTTCGTGAACGTAGAGACGGCCTTCGATTGTGGACATCATGACGCGAACGAAGTCGCCACGAGCACGGTCAATGTAGGCAGCGCGCTTTTCTTGAGTGCGGATTGATTTGCGATCGGAGGCAGAGGCTTGGGACACTAGCCAACTCCAATCTGTTGACCGGCAGTTTGGCCATTGCCGATGTTTGCGTCGGCCATGTTCTTGGCACTCTTAGAGAGTTGTTCTGCCATCGCGGCTTGCTGCATCTGCTGTTGCTGTTGGGCTGCGGCATCGCGGATTGCTTTGAGTTGTTCGGGGCTGCGAATCATCTTCGGGTCGTTTTGAAGGAGCTTGGAATACTTCTCGATCATAAAGTCAGTGTCGATGTTATCCATCGTGCCCGGCTTGATGCCTTCGAGGGTGCCAGCGAATTGGGCCACGCGCTCGATTCCGCCAGCGGCTGCGGCTTGTTGGGATTGGGAGAGCATGGAAACGTAATCGACGGTGATCATCTGGCCGGCTATTTCAGGTGGAGCAGGAGGGAGAAAGCCAGGGATACGAGAAGCAATAGCAAAGACCCGATCAATAGCTGGTCCAAGGACCTCATAGTCAATACGCTCGAGAGCAGGCCCCAACAGAACCATAGACTCAGCACGACGCATATCCCATTCCATGGCAGTGACGTTGGAGCGAGTTTCGAATTGACTGGCGGTCATTAGTACGTCGTTGAAGAAGATCTTGTTTAGGCGGGTGTAGCATTCTTTGAGATCTTCGGTGATTTCGCCAACGGGGAACTTGGTATCATAGACAGAGGCGAAACCTGGCTTTCCCGATGTAGTGTAACCAGAGACGTATGTAATTCCTCCTGGAAGGAGCGAAGCTGGTTGATTCTTGAGTTGCATGTCGGCCACGAGAGGCGGGTTAACCATCTTATCGATTGCCTGTGCCTTTCGCCGTTGTTCAAGTTGCACCTGCTTTTGGGTTGGGAGTCCGTCCATGGCGACTGATCGGCCATAGGCATCATTGGAGACTAGGTCCCAGCGACCAATGATTGCCATTTGCTCATGGAACCCGCCGATGTAGAGGAAGCCTGGGCCTTGGCCCGGTGCGCCGCCTTGGGGAGAGGTTGAGCCACCCCATTCCCAATAGACTTCCCAGAAGGACCACTTTGGGGATAGGTCAAAGCGCTCGGCATCGCCTGGGGTTAGGGGTTCGACTGCATGGGCGATGATGATTTCACGGGTGCGGTTTGCGCCACTGGGATCGTCGTAGAGAGCTTGACAAGAGGCGGAGCAGTTCTCTCGTCCCCAACGATTGACGACTGCATCGACTGTCATGGTGAATTCGCGATAGAATATGCGGGGGCGGTATTGGCCATCGATGTCGACGTAGTATTCGCCAAAGCATGGATTGTAGCAGTTGATGACGTTGTCGTAGTCTTCGTAGATTAGCAGAACGGCGGTGCCAAATATAACCAAGTCGAAGTAGAATGTAGCAATGCAGTTGTAGAAGTTACTCTCAGAGAAGATCAAGTAAAGCAAACGTTCGCATTCTGCTAGCCACAAGCTCACAGGGGAAGTCTGAGTTGAATCTATCTTCCCTACCCGCAATTTGAACCAAGGACGAGTGGGTGATGATTTGCCCGAGACAAGTCCCGAAGCCAGATTGCGCGCACATATAACACCAGTCTCGTCCAAGATGTGTTGGTTTATGGGCGAACCCCGGTAGGCTTGGTTTGGGGTTATGATCCATTTGTATCTCCGTGGGAGGAAGTAGTCTGCAAGTTCACGCGCATGGGTCCACCAGCTATACCTATTCACCCGTAGGCCCATAAGTCGGCCTACACAGAAGGTGTAGAGGGATTCGTGTTTAGGACTTAGGGTGCGGGGTGTTGGCACTTGGGACCATTGGTGGTTGGCGTTCGGCGGACATTTGGGCTGCGGCCATGAGGATCATTGGGTCGTCGGGCTTTGGGCGGGAGGCCTGAGATGGGATGGAGGAGAAGGGGACTACAGGCATTTCATTGGCCTACTAGAGTCTTCTGCCCAGTCTCACCACTGGGGACTGATGTTGAGCCAATGAAGCTTGGCTGTGCGGATTGGCCACCTCCGGGTTTGCCTTGTGGAGATTGAGCAGGTGGTGCGGCCATAGGTGGCGGTGGCGGTGCGGCTTGAGGAGTTGCAGTTGGGGCTGCGGCTCCGCCTCCACTGACAGCGGCAGAGGCGCCAGCACCTGCGAGTCCGGCGAGGGCGAGGCCGGTGAGGGTTACGGGGTCGACCATGGAAGTCTCCTATACTTGTTGTAAACGTGTTACGCCGGTCCAGTTGCCACCGATCTTTTGTAAGATGGACGTGGCTAGAATTGGGCCGGGAAGTGCGATTAGGATTTGGATATACCAATCGCCGTCATTGCCACCGGTTGGCGCTGCGGTGCCGAAGGTCCATTGAGGGGCGTTTAGGCCTGCGGTGCCTCCAAGAACGCCAACGCCATCGACTGACCAATGGCCACACCAGTCGGTTGGGTCAACACGGGCCCAGTTGTTGCGGTCGCCGTGGGAGGATGCCGGCGGACTGAAATGGCATTCGGTGTTGAGGTAGAAGACGCATGTGGAGCAAGTGTTGCTCATGCGGACATCCGATCGGCGGAGTATGGGTTGTATTCGTGTTCGGCACCTGCAGGTTTGGCAACTGCGCCAGCGAACTCCCAACCAGCGTCGATGCTCTTAGCGAGAGGTCCGCCGAAGGTTAGGCATAGGGCATCGAGATCGTCGAGGATTAGGTTTGGGTTGTCTTCCATTAGGTCTTCTTTAGAGACCAGTTGGATGGCGTCTTGTTTGTTGAAGGTGTAGCGAATGGCGAGCATTGCAATGCGGAGTTCGGGATCGTTGGGGAGGATACCGGTCTTGAGCCATGCGCGCAGGGCGCCGGCCATTGCGGAGCGCATGTTGGCGTATTTTTCGCCGGAGTTGTCGTTGGCGACCCCTGTTATTGAATCCTTTGCACCGAATTGAACTTCGGTGATGAACATCCGCTGTTGGCGACAATTGTCGACTACGCCACCGCCGACGCCGCCGCCGTCGATGAAGATACCGTCTGGGTGCCATTCGTAGGCTGCGTCGTGGATGCGGTTGGCTAGTTCGACCGTGTTGATGCCATTGTAACGGCGACGGACGATGCTGCGCGCATCTCTTCCTTTACGTGGAAATATAACACTGTTGTTCTGCCCAAATCTAGCAACATCGACTCCGAGGGCCAATGGCGTGAACGCATCCACAAATACCTCGCGATCAGCCGACATAGCCGCATCGATATCAGCGGCGCTGAAGAACTCCATCTCACCAACACGCGGAAACTGACCAAGCACACGAATTCGAACGAAGTCTGAATCCAAGCCATAAGCTTTGATCCACTTGTCGAAACGGGGCTTGTTAGTAACCTTAACGCTGCGAGAATCGATTTGCCTCGTGTGCCAAAACTCATGATGCCGGCCTCCTTCAAAGCATTCCTTAAATCGTCCGCTGTTACGGGTTGGGTTGCCGAATACGAGCCAGAGGATTTCTGTGTTGTCATCGGTTAGGGCGCCTTCGGCTGTTTCCCAGATCACGTCGCTGATTTCGCTGGCCTCATCGAAGATCAGGAGGATGCGTTTGCCTTGGTTATGGAGACCTGCGAACGCCGCTGGGTTCTTCTCGGACCAGGGGATCATGTCTATCCGCCATGTGCGCTCCCGATCCGGGTCCTTGGAGAAGAGGGCTGTGGCCGTGAGTTGGAAATGGTCACGTGTGAACCAGCAAAGGTTGAACCACTTGCCGAGTTCGGCCCAAGTCTTGGTCTTGAGCTGGGTTTCGGTATTGGCTGTGATGACACCGCGACAGTCGGGAAATGTACAGAATGCCCAGAGGATGATCCAGGCGACGGTAGCGGACTTGCCAATCCCGTGCCCGGAGGCGGTGGCAATTTGGATAGCTTCCGATGGGTTGAGAAGGCCACTGCGGATGAGCTCCATTAGGTCGCGGGACCAATCGTCGGGGCCGTCGAATCGTTCTAAGACTGTGCCCTCTTGGCCCCAAGGGTATGCGCCAAGGGTGAAGGCAAGGGGGTCGCCAGAGACCGAAGCAAGCCATTCGTGGAGTCCGTCGGATGAAAGGCCGCTTTCGATATACATCAGGTGACTCCAATTGGGAGTCGGCCAGCGGCGCAGAGGTTGTTCCGTTCAAGACAACCCCGCAGCCTGCTGGCCTTCCCTAGGCCCTTGGCGCGCAGACTCACCGAGGACTTAGCCATTCTTGCTCTCTAATAGTTGGGGTTCGGCATCGATTACCTGGGCTCGGGAGGCGTCACGGAGTTGACGAGCACGCTCGAGGTTCTTGGCGAAGTCCACGTTGATGTTGGTTACGGTGGACTTCTTAACAAGCCCAGTACGATCGGCTGTGTCAGCGAAGACACGCAAAGCCCGATCCATCGGAATGAGTTCACCTTCTTCATCAGCTTTGTCAAAGTGCTCGGCAATGGTGCGGAGGGCTTTGACGTTGACTTCATTGGCAAGGGCATAGCGTTCTGCTTCGGCATCGATGTAGGCCTCGTCGACGTCTTTGCGGTATTTGGCGACGAGGTCCATGAAGGATGGGTCGGAGTGGAGGATGTAGACCCGAGCGATTGAATAGCCGGTTTGTTCCGCAGCGAGCTTTGGGCGCACTCCCATAGCGATGAGGCGCGCAAGGCGATGATGCGGATCGCGGAATCGGTGAACGGTTGGAGTAGTACGCTTCTCACGTAGGCAAGCAAGGTCATCCACCGTCAACGAGCGGATGGCGCCGATCTCAAGTTTGACTCGCGGAATAGGGCCGCGGGTGAGCATTAGATTCTCCTGTTGATCTTTCCTACTACATAAGGATGGGGTTGGGTTTCAGCGAGTGGCACAAGGGTCTGGATCAATGCCTTGAAGTCCACCTGCTCAGTCTTGTGGGCGATGTTGTATTTAGGCCAGTGCTTCTGGATCATATCCTTTTCGATTTGATTGACTTGGGCTAGGGTACATGAACGGATGAATACTTGATCGAACGGAAAGCGTTCCACGCCACGCGCATGGGTACGGCGATATAGCCTCTCACCAGCCTTAAGCTGATGTTGAAACAGCCGCACTAGCGGCTGTGTAGATTGTCCAATATAAACCACTTTGCCTCGGCTGAGCAGTGCATACACCACACAGCTCAACACCCCGCAAAGCTCATGGAAACCATCATCTTCCATCGGGTAAATCTCCTACCATACGACCATTATATCATACTGGTTTGCTTTGTCAAGTGCTTGGAGTAAGACCCGGGTGATTCACAAATCCACACAATTTGCCGTGAGGAGGTATGGCCCACGGCAAGCGCGCGCTTTTTGGCCCCACCCCCGGTCGAAGTGATCTATTGGCAACGTTTCAATGCAGATGCATTCACGTGAAGGTGATTTGACAGTGCAGTGCAGCATGGGCTATGCTTGGCGTGTCGATGCATTGGGCACGACACAGATGCACCCAAGGGAGCACACACATGGCCAAGCAAGCACGGACGGATGCGGAGTGGATTGTGATTGATCCGACGACGCTGGGAGATGATACGCAATTGGCGTATATGACGTACAAGGATGCATACAAGGCCATGAAGGCAATGCGCGAGGCGTTCGAGCAGTCAATGGCCAGTGCTGTTGAGTTGCCTGCTGGGAAGCGGCTGGTGTTTGGTTATAACTTCGGCAAGCTGAGCGTGGCTGTGGTGGAGGATGAGAGGAAGCCGGTCGCGAAGGCCGGGGCGCAGTCGTTGTCGAGCTATCTCGCCTCGATGCAGGTCAAGGGGCGCTGATGTTCAACATCTATCAATACGCGCATATCGCAGCGTACTATCGCCATAAGGCCGCGCATGATTTGTGCCACTTCGCAGATTGGTATGGATTGGCAGATGCCTATCGTATGGCTAGCCAAGGCTGGACGCTAGCAGATCGATAGCCCTCAACTCACATCAAGTCGTATCAAGGCCGGGCATTGTCCCGGCCTTTTTATTAGGAGGCTTTGTTCACGTTTTGTCGGGCTCGCTGGTGGGCTTGAGGCCGAAGGGCTACCATGGTAGCGGCCATGCCAAATGATCGCACCACGGCGCAGCGCAAGCCCAGCAATCGGCAATTGGCAATCGATGGATACCCGGTGCGTCGGATCGATCCTGATTAATCCCCGTTCGCTCCCTGATTGTTAGGTGCTCCCATACATAGCTCTCAAGCCTCTACCCCTTCCTCTCTTACGTATATATGTGTTGTAGAAGAGGTAGGGAGGGAGATAGACCGAAGGAGGCATGAGAGAAGGGTAGGGGGGTATAAGGATATAAGGGCCAGGATGGGGATTAATCGGGATCGATGAGAGATATGAGTGATCTGAGGTGTATCGGGGAAATAAGACCGAAGATTGTTGTTGACGAATGGTGGTGGATGTGGTATAATACGGGTATGAAGGCAATCAGACCGGAAAACCGTCATGAGTGACGAATACCTGAAGCCAATCCTAGACCGTCTGGCGAATGACCATGAGTATGAGGTCAAGCAAGTGATGGAGTTGATTACGTCTAGGGAAATGGCTGAGATATTGGCGAATGAGATTAAGCCAGAGGTTAAGGTGCAGTCATTGAGTGAGGAGATATTGCCGCATTATTACCAACGAGAGCGGTATGAGCATTTGGTTAAGGCCAATCCCAAGCTTGCGGCGGAATATTGGCAAATGCATGCAAGAACAGCGGATAAGTTTGTGGATGAATTGCTATTGCCAAAGCCATTGAAGCCAATGAGTAGGCAAGAGATTATGAAGGTGTTTGAGCGCAGGCGATTGGTGAATGAGGTTAATGCAAGGCCGTTGAAGCGGAGGATATAGTTGAGGCGCGCAGCGCCATTACAACAATGGCAGCAACCTAACCAGTGGGAGACTACAAATGATTAAAGCTCGTGCAGATGAATTGATTGCCGCATTGCGGAGTGGGAAGTACACGCAGACCAAGAGCCAATTGCGGAGTGGCAATGCATTCTGCTGCCTTGGTGTAGCATGTGAGATATCCAAGCTTAGGGAATGGAATGAGAATAACTATTTCGATGAGTATTACGTATTGCCAAATGAAGTGAGAGACTATTTTGGCTTTTACAATTCCCATGGGGGAATGAGAGATTACTCCTTGGGAAGTCTTTCAGAATTGAATGACAAAGGCCATTCCTTTGCCGAAATAGCCGACTTCATTGAAGCCAATTGGGAAAGGCTTTAGCTATGATCATCTGGCAAGGTACAATCACAATCAACACCGCAGGGACAGAACATGACGAGCATATGGCTTCGGCTAATCTTGACGCGAGTATGTTCGATGTGCTTAAGCGGTATCCTAACGCTACCAGCGTGGTGATGAGTTTGGCGCCGAGGGTTTTGAGGCATCCAAGTTATGCTTGTGAGGCGCGCAGCGCCATTTCAGCGTCGACGTCAACACACAACTAGGGAGATGATGGTGTATAAACCAGCAATATGTATCACAATAATCCATAACCCTGATAGTGTGTATGCTATTCAGGATGAGGAACATGATGGTAAGTTTGTGCCATTCGTGCGTACTAGATCATATGCTGATCTGTATTATTGTGGATACTTTCCGGCAAAATATAGGTTGCCAGCGCCCCAGCGCAAGTGATCCCGGTTCACTAGTAGGAGAACGCAGATGAAAGGCTTTGGTTACAACATCCTCGCTGATATGGCGAATAGGCCATGGGCGAAGTCGAAGTGTTCGGCGATTAAGCTTGAGGTGGTTGTGCCTCAATCACCCAAGGGAATGAAACGACGTAAGGCTGCACATCCTCGCCTTGCCCATACATATCGCGGAGCAAGGCGGAACTTGAGGCGAATTATGCGGATTGCGGAGCTTCAAGCTAAGCGGAGCACAGAACAATGATATACACTCTCAACTACGTTACCACGCCCAATAAAACTGTTGATATCGATAAAGCATTTGTAAAAGATGAAGGTTATTCACTCACATCAGTTGGTAATTGGGTAAGGAGACATTACCCTGATGCTACTTCTTACCAAATCAACGTAACTATCCCGCACCGCACCATCACGAAAATGTGATTTGACCGTGCGGTGCAACATCGGATATCATTTGTGCGGCGCAGCCGCTAGATCGTAGTCCATTCATCTATGAGCTAAACGCTCTTACGGCCGGCAGGGGCAACCCTTACCGGCCACAAGCCATTAGGAGACATAGATCAACAGACCGAGAAGCCTCTATCCGTGCCCCGCACCTATAAGCTTCTATGACGTCGCTCGCTGATAAGCTCTCCACGGGCATTCGCCCAAATAGCCGCCAGACTACATCTGGCATGAGATAATAGCGAGTATCAATCCAATGGCTATTATGACTATCCCGATTGTCAAAGGTAAAGGCGTGGTTGAGATTGACACTGACGCCCTGCCCGAGGCTGTCTTCGCCGAGGCTGTTCTTCAGGGCCTCAAGACCCTCCTCAATCGCGGAATGTCCAAGGTCACAATCAAAGACCTTGGAGACGAGGCTACGGTGCGGAAGGAAGCGATGATTATCGCTGAGCAGACTAAGGCGAAGGTACTTGCGGGGGAGATCAAATTCTCCGGCAAAGCCTCTGCCAAGACCGAAGCCAAGCTCGACAAGGCAGTATCCACCGAAGCCCTACGGATTGCCCGTGAGCGTGTTCGCGACGCGCTTAAGGCCGCAGGGAAGAAGCTCTATGCCGTTAAGGCATCTGAGATCACTACCGCTGCTAAGGAACTGCTTGGTCTCGATCCTTCTATCATCGTAGCCGCTGAAGCTGCGATCAAGGCCCGGAGTGAAGCTCCGGCGACTGTTGACCTCTCTGCACTCATCGGTGCGGTCAAGGAAGACACTGCCAAGATCGCCAAGGAAGAGGCAAAGAAGGCCGAAGCTAAGGCCAATAAGCCTCTCTCAGCAAAGCAGGCTGGGTTGGTTAAGGGTCGCAAGACCCCTGCCAAGCCGACTGTGCAAGGGACTTCCACCGCGCACTAATTGCCGTTAGTGCGCTAACTATCCATATCGAGTAATAGGAACCAGCCGAAGGGATACGCAAGACGAAGTGTTGGCTCTGCTGATGCCCTCCGCTTCTGATCTATCCCTTCCGACT